TAAAGGTGATTTTGAAAGTTATGACCAATTAGAAGAGATGGTAAACAAAGCTCTTCAGGTTGGTGAAATCGAAGAAGGTGAACATGATGTTTTCACAAATTTGGACCAAGTGTTAGATGAAGATTATAGACACCCAATCCCAATGGGAATCGCAGGTATTGACAATCTATTAAAAGGTGGATTAGCAAAAGGTGAATTGGGTGTAATCTTAGCACCAACAGGTGTTGGTAAAACAACAGTACTAACAAAAATTTGTAACCACGCATTTAATTTAGGTTACAACGTTCTTCAAATATTCTTTGAAGACAACCCAAAAATTATCCAAAGAAAACACTTTACACTTTGGACAGGAATTGCTCCTGATGAACTTTCATTCCACAAAGATGTTGTTATGGAAAAAGTTAGAGACATTAAAGAAAATACAACAAACAAGTTGATTTTGAAAAAATATGCATCTGACACTCTAACAATGAATCAAATCAAAAATCAAATTAGAAAGATGATTGCTGAAGGAACAAAAATCGATATGATTAGTTTAGATTATATTGACTGTGTTGTTCCTGACAAAAACTTAGGGGATGAATGGAAAAGTGAAGGTTCCGTGATGAGAGGATTTGAAGCAATGTGTCACGAATTGGATGTAGCAGGATGGACTGCGACTCAAGGAAATAGAAGTTCAATATCATCAGATGTTGTAACTACTGACCAAATGGGAGGTTCAATTAAAAAGGCACAAGTAGGACACGTTATCATAACAGTTGCAAAGAGTTTACAACAAAAAGAAATGAAACTCGCAACAATAGCTATTACCAAATCAAGAATTGGACGAGATGGTGTCGTGTTTGAAAATTGTAAATTTGACAATGAACTCATGGAAATTGATACAGAAAGTTCAGTAACTTTCTTGGGTCTTGAAGAACAAAAAGAAGAACGAAATAGGAACAGAGTCAATGAATTATTGGCAAAAAGAAAACAACAAATTAATTAAAAATTTAAAGGAGAAAAATAAAAAATGGACGCATCACAAAAGATATTGTCAGACCTCACGGTGTATATGAAATACGCTAAATTCCTTCCTGATGTAAACAGGAGAGAAACGTGGGAAGAGTTAGTAACAAGAAACATGAACATGCACATCAAAAAGTTCCCACAATTAGCAGGTGAGATTGTGGAAGTTTACAAGTATGTTTATGATAAAAAAGTTTTACCATCAATGCGCTCAATGCAGTTTGGTGGTAAACCAATTGAAATTTCACCAAACAGAATCTACAACTGTGCTTATTTACCAATCGACCACTTGGACGCATTTGCTGAAAGTATGTTCCTATTGTTAGGTGGAACAGGTGTTGGTTATTCAGTACAGAAACATCACGTAGAAAAACTACCTGAAATTAGAAAACCAAACCCGAATAGAACAAGAAGATTCTTGGTTGGTGATTCTATTGAAGGATGGGCAGATGCAATCAAAGTATTAATGAAGTCTTACTTTGGTGAACATTTGTCAACACCTGAATTTGATTTTTCAGATATTAGACCAAAAGGTGCTCAACTTGTAACATCAGGTGGTAAAGCACCTGGTCCTCAACCTTTGAAAGATTGTCTTCACAAATTGAAAGGAATGTTGGACGCTAAAGAAGATGGTGAAAAGATGACACCAATTGAAGTTCACGACATGGTATGTCACATTGCAGACGCAGTTCTTGCAGGTGGTATTCGTAGAGCGGCATTGATTTCATTGTTCTCAGCTGATGACCATGAAATGATTTCATGTAAGTCAGGTTCTTGGTGGGAAACCAACCCACAAAGAGGTAGAGCTAACAATTCTGCGACTTTGGTTAGACACAAAATCACAAAAGAATTTTTCTTAGATTTGTGGAAACGTGTTGAAGCATCAGGAGCAGGTGAACCTGGTATCTACTTTACAAACGACAAAGATTGGGGAACCAATCCATGTTGTGAAATCGCTTTGAGACCAAATCAATTCTGTAACTTGTGTGAGGTAAATGTTTCTGACATTGAATCACAAGAAGATTTAAACAACCGTGTTAAAGCAGCTGCGTTCATTGGAACACTTCAAGCTGGATACACTGATTTCCATTACTTAAGAGACATATGGAAACGTACAACTGAAAAAGATGCATTGATTGGTGTATCAATGACGGGTATCGGTTCAGGTGTTGTATTGGGTTACAACATGAAAGAAGCTGCTAAATTGGTTAAAGAAGAAAACGTAAGAGTTGCAGGATTAATTGGTATAAATAAGTCGGCCCGTACAACTACTGTGAAACCCGCTGGTACAACATCCCTGACATTGGGAACATCTTCAGGTATCCATGCATGGCACAACGATTATTACATCCGTAGAGTCCGTGTAGGTAAGAATGAAGCAATCTACCAATACTTGGCAATGTATCACCCTGAGTTGGTTGAAGATGAATTCTTCCGTCCGCATGATACAGCGGTTATTTCAGTTCCACAAAAAGCACCTGAGGGGGCTATTTTGAGAACCGAATCACCGTTCCAATTGTTAGACCGTGTTAAAAAAATCACACAAGAGTGGGTTAGACCAGGTCACAGAACAGGTTCAAATAGTCACAACGTATCGGCAACAATCAGTTTGAAACCTGAAGATTGGGAATTGGCAGGTGAGTGGATGTGGGAAAACCGAGACTTTTACAATGGTCTATCAGTATTACCTTATGATGGTGGAAGTTACATTCAAGCACCGTTTGAAGATTGTACTGAAGAAGAATACGAAAGATTATTCTCTAAATTACAGTCAATTGACTTATCCAAAGTTGTTGAATTACAAGACAACACAGATTTGAGTGGTGAGTTGGCATGTGCTGGTGGAGCGTGTGAAATTAAGTAATCAAAATAAAACAATTAATAATTCGGAAGGGGGAAGTCAAAAACTTCTCCCTTCTGATTTTTATATTGAAAACGGAATTTATGTTTTCACAAAAGAGTTTCATTTAAAGAGAGGTAGTTGTTGTGGTAATGGTTGTAGACATTGTCCTTTTTTTCCTGCTCACAAAAAAGGGAATACAACTATATTTATAAACAATGGCTAATGGTGTAACTTATGGTATTAATTTTCCTTTTAATGATTCATTAAAGGGGGATTATCTTTCTTTGTCTCAAAATCCTGACCAAGAAATAAGAAGTAATTTAATTCATTTAATTTTAACTAGAAAAGGTAGTAGATATTATTTACCTGATTTTGGTACTAAAATTTATGAATTTATTTTTGAACCATTAGATGGTGTAACATTTGAATCAATTAAAGATGATATTAGAGATAATGTAAGTAAGTACATTCCTAATTTAATTATTAATGATATTATAATTTTACCATTTGATGAATATGAGTCAGTTGGTACTTTAAACTCTGAGAACTTAGGAAATGGTGTTTATAGGGTTGGAGGTAGAAATACTTCAGAATACACAGCTAAGATGAGAATTGATTACACAATCAGTGATAACGCTTTCCAATCAAAAGATTTCATAATTATAAATATTTAACATAAATGGCTGAAAAAAGAATATCCTATACCGTCCGAGATTTTGCCGCTATAAGACAAGAACTTATTGATTATACTAGACAGTATTATCCCGACCTAATTGACAACTTCAATGACGCATCAATTTTTTCTGTTTTAATGGATTTAAACGCTGCCGTAACAGACAACTTACATTATCATATTGATAGAAGCATACAGGAAACTGTCCTTGAATTTGCACAACAAAGAAGTTCAATATATAACATAGCAAGAACTTACGGTTTGAAAATACCGGGAAACAGACCATCAATCGCGGTTTGTGATATAACAATTAATGTACCCGCTTTAGGTGACAGACCTAACCCTGATTACATGGGTGTTTTAAAAGCTGGGTCACAATTTGTTGGTGCGGGACAAACATTTGAAAATCCAAATGACATTAATTTTGCGTCAGCATTTAGTTCCTCAGGAGAAAAAAATCAAAAAGTAATACCAATTTTGGATGCGTCAAACAACATACAAAGTTATAATATTATAAAAAGAGAGGTTGTGGTAAACGGTATCACAAAGGTATTTAAAAAAGTTATAACACAAGCAGATGCGACACCATTTTTAAGTTTATTTTTACCTGAAAGAAACGTAGTTAATATATTATCAATAATACAAAAAGACGGAATTGAATATAATAATATACCATCGTATCAAGAATTCTTAAGTTCAGTTGGTAAATGGTATGAAGTACAAGCATTAGCCGAAGATACAATTTTTGTTCCTGACCCATCGAAACCAAGTGATACCTCTAATATAAAAGTTGGAAAATACATCAAAAGTGGTAATAGATTTATAACTGAGTTTACACCCGAAAACTTTATGAAGTTGACTTTCGGTGGTGGTAATACAACAGCTGATGACCAATTAGCTAGCTTTGCACGAACAGGTGTGACTTTGAGAGTAAACGATTATCAAAACAATTTGAGTTTAGGATTCATTCCAACACCGAATACAACTTTGTTTATACAATATAGAGTTGGTGGTGGTCTTGAAAGTAATGTTGGTGTTAATATTATTAATACTGTTGGTAATGTAAATTTTGATGTAAATGGACCATCGATTGAAATTGCAAACGCTGTTAGAAATTCAATCCAATGTACAAACGTTACTGCGGCTATTGGTGGGGCAAATCCACCATCTGTAGAGGAAGTTAGAAATTATGTTACATTTAACTTTGCATCACAAAACAGAGCGGTCACTCTTGGTGACTACTACTCGTTAATACAAAAGATGCCGGGTCAATTTGGTGTTCCAGCTAAGGTTGGTATTTTGGAAAATAACAACAAGATTAATGTAATTGTGTTAAGCCAAGATGATAATGGTAAAATGACTCAAAATGTTCCAAAAGTTTTGAAAGATAACATAGCATCTTTCTTGTCT